ATTCTTCGTTCGATACTGCGCCACGGAATTCTCAATGATGCCGTACGCTTCGTCGGCGGTGACGTTCTCGAACTTCTCATCAATGGACGCATCGCTGAACGGGATCCAATGGGATGCGGACGAGATCGCAGTGCCGCGCGTTACTTCTGGGGCGATGCCGATACTAAGGGTTCGCCCTATGCCTTTTTGTGCCATGGTTATTCGTTATTGGTTGTTTCTGCGACCTTTTCCGGCGTCACCGGCTTTCGTCTTTCGAGATAGATTGCATGGGCGTCCTGCCGTGTCGCGGCGCGGACGGTGATGGCTTGGTAGCCGTTCGCTTCCGGGTAGAAGTATTCGTTTTCAAGCTGGGAAGCGGCTTTGATGGTGGTCGGCTGAACGTCCTTATTGGTGACGTCTTCAGCACCGATGATCTTGTTAATTTTGTTTGGAATATCCACGAATGTAGTGATTAATTTATTGGACTGCGGCGGGCACAAGCCCCTTTGCCTTAAGCGTAATGTAGAAGCAAACGTATGTCACGCTCCCGCTACTCACAGGCCCCGGCGGGTCAAGGATGGCTGGTTGCACGCCGCCAACGGCGGTGCCTTGCAAGGTCACGTCATTGTCGAATGCCTGGAGCACGTTGTCGATCAATCCTTCAAGGTAGGTCGGGTCGGTTGCTGAGAGATTCTCAGGCGTGGTGACGACCATGACGTACCAGGTGTATTCCCGGAGGTTGGTGGCAACGTCGTAATACTCGGATGTGCTGACGGTCGGGGGGATGACGACGGCAGACGGGAAAGTACCCCACGTTCGGTCGAGCGGATTGAGCTTCGTGAAATCGTCCGCCACGCACGAGCCAAGCACACTCGCCGTGACGAGCGATTGGAGGTCGGCGAGGATGGCGTTCTTCATGTTTTGAGCGAAGGTCATGTTGTTATGCGCTGATAGCGGCGGTTATTTGTTCAAGCGCTTGGACAAAAAGCGAATCAATATCAGGCTGTGCGGCGGCTACGATTCTTTCCATAAAAGGGTTGGCCTTTGTGCCGGGGTGGTGAACAACCGGACCGAAGAACTGACCCGTCTGCGTATTGGCGAGGGACTTCGCGTTCTTGGCACGGATAATGTGCGGGGCGGTACCGAACTCCACATAAGGCGCGTACGATGCCCTCGGATACCAGCGGGCCGTGAGAGTTCCAATTTCAAACGCCCAGTTCTGGACGAGGTTCCCCGTCTTTATAGGTACCGTCGTTCCGTTCGTGTATTTGGCAAGGATCGCCTGCGCGGCAACGATCGCTTTCTGGAATATGGGCTGGGAGATCGAAGGATACGAGGCAAGTGCTTCTTGGAGCTTCGGGAGATTGGGGATGGATACCTGAAATGATGCCATTAGAAAATGTTGCCGACGCGGCGATAATTGGCGATTACGTTTCTGTCGAGAGCGTCAAGCTGATCGCGCCAGGACACGGTAGCGCCCTGCATATTCTCGCTCGCTTTTCCATCCAGTGGCGCACGCTTGAATATTCTGACCACGAGGTTCTCGCAGGTATTGGTGAGGTCTGAGGGAAGCTGATGTGTCGCACCGTCGCCGGCATTCGTGAAGTTCACCGGGTAGCCCGCAACGTAGGTTGCGCGGAGCATATTGGAATAGAGCCTGGGCATGACTCCGTAGACACGGACAATGCCGGAATATCCCTGCTGTTCAAGCTCAAATTGATCGGGGATGAATGGAGTCCATGTGGGATTGGACGGTGTTCCCGCGCGCCACTGAAAGTTCATAAGCCCTGAAATCTCGAACGTCGCGCCGGATTGGGTCACACTGGCGGGCTGACTCATCGTAAGTGCGCCGTTCACGCCGACAGAAGCAACGGTCGTTCCCGCTGGGAAAAGCCCCTGGACGGCGTAGAGAGGCATTCCGGCGACAATGCCCGTGTATGGGGCGACCGTGACGTTCGGAGAACCTTGGCTCAGATTGCCTGTCACAAGAAGATAGGTAACGGGAGAGTTGCGAAGCACAAGCTTTATCTGCTTCTGTCCGAATACGCTGTAGACCTCGTTCACGTAGGTCTTCTGCACGAAGTGTCCGTCGTTCGGATAACGCTCCAAGCCGCTCTTACCGCACTCACGCTCTATGAAGTCGGTCGCGCCGTCGATCATGCGCGTGAGAACGGTATCGCTCGACGTGTTCTGTATACCCAAGCGGTTTTTGACGCGGGCTAATGTTGTGAGGGCATAGGGATAAACTTGTTCTCCTGGCATTGAATGGCGAGGGTGATCCTCGTGTCATGGCACCGTAAAGAGATGCCATGATGACGAAGATTCGAAAGCCTAGAGACTAGGTGTTCGAAGACGTGGACGTCACAGGCAATTGCTGTGCGTCGCCGCCGAAGATCAACTCGCCGTATGCGAGGACCGCCGGTGACGAACCGCCGGTGAACGTCGGCGTTACCACGATGCGAAGATACCGCTTCCGATTAAGGTTGAGGCCTTCGACGCGTGCCGCACTTACGCCTGCCGCAGCCTGGAGGCCGCTCAGCGTGAAGCCGATGGCGGTACCAGTGTTATCGTTGGCAGTCGTCCACGCGCCTGCGCCTGATCCGGTGCCGTCCGTGCTCTCTTGGAGCGTGACAGCGAGCGAGGCGGCGGACGGTGAGCCCGATGCCTCTGCGGAGTAGACGTGGATCTTCGCGTTATCGTATCCAAGCGTATCAACGGAGACTCCGTTTACCGCGCTTCCACCGCTGACGGTCTGCGGGATGATGCTCGATACGTTGCGAATATTATCGTATGCATTTATATGCATGATTGTGATTGTTGGCCCCTGCCTTCCCTCGACGTTAATCGGAAGGGACGAACCTTGCGGTTCGATGGGCGGTTTATATTACTCATCCGCTCCGGCCCGCGCTTAGGATGAGCGAAGGCCAGAGCAAATGATTGACATTAGGATGCTGCGGTGTAGACCACGGTGAACGCCTTGGGGAGCACGACCACGAATGCGTGGCGGTGCTTGTAGACGATGCCGCGCTGATCGGTGAGGGCGATCTCTTTCGAGGAGCCGCTCGTACCGAAGTTACCGGATTCGAACTGAGCCACGCGCATATCACCTTTGTCGCCGAATGCGCACGCTTTCATGTTTCCGAAGATCATGAATGCGGTGCCAGCCTGCGAAGCAACGGTGGTAGCCGGGAGCCAGCGGTTCGTGTACACGGGGAATCCGCCCATGCCTCCTGCCGGCCTTATCGGTCCGCCAGTAGCATCATGCGCGAGTTCATCCTTGCCCATCAATCCGCCGAATGCCAAGTACGGCAAGCCAGAGGTCGAAGCCAACTCCGTGCGGATCGCTGCCCAGACGGTGCGGTGCATGTACCATGCGGCACCATCCAAGATTGATTCCTCCAAGGTGGCGATGACATTGCCTGCGTCCGTGATCGGGTTGAACTTTCCGTAGGTCGTGTTGCCGGAGGTCAACGTGTAAGTGTTGACGTTCGGGGTGTTCAAGATACCAACGAAAGGACCCGGAGCGGTGTTTGCAGTACCGCCGATGAATCCCTGCTGGTCAACCATGTTCGCGAGCGCCTCACCTGCCATCGCCATGAGCCAGTCCGCGAGCTGCACCGAAGCATCGGCCAAAAGGTCGTTGCCAACGGTGAACGCGAGCTGCCACTTGCGGGCGATGAGAACGGCCTGGCCGAACGTGAGTCCAGTGATCGGGCCGGGAAGGTCAACACCGAGATATGCGCCGGTAAGGAAGGAACCCGTGTAGTTCGGGATACCCAACTCATCCGTCTTCATAGGCCAGTTCTGGCACTGCTTCATGATCGTTCCGACTGATGCGGCGATACGAAGGATCGCTGCCGCAACTTCGGCTTCAACCAAGTAGCCGCCACGGTTGTCCTGCTCCTCGATGAGCGCCTCGTTCGCTTTTACGCGAAGTGCGCCATCACGGTTGCCACGGAACACTGACTGCACCTGCTTGGCAAATGCCATCTTCTGTTCCGTATCCATGCCCGAGACGTCGCGGCCCTTTACGAACCGTTCGATCTGCATGGCTTCAACAGCCTTGCGAGCGTTCTTGATGGAGATCTCTTCCATTGCTGGAGTGAGAGATTTCTCCATGAAGTCGTTGAAACCCTTACTTACGGTCTCTTCGACCGCTTTAAGGATCTCTTCTTTGTTGTTCATCTAAATTGTTGTGTGGTTGGTCTACCGGCGATCGGGATACTTCTCGCGCAAAGCCTTTTTGACTTCAGCGAGACCGTTTCCTGAGGCCTGATAGACCGCCTTCAGTAATTGGCGGGTGAACAGGTACGTTTCGAACTCTGAAAGAGTGCTCGCGTCCTTGTTCTCCACAACTTCTGGAGGACTCGACCTTTTCTTCGGGGCAGGAGTCGTCTCCGACTTCTGTTCCTCCCCATCACCCTCTTGTGGGGAACCCGAGAGTTCCTTGAGGCTGGCGATTGCGGTAGTGGTGGATGCCGTATGCTCGGCATTGTGGTCTTCAAGCGATTTGATGATCGCTTTTATCTTCTCGCTGGTGGCGGCAGAAATAGTGCGTCCTGCTTTCTGCGCGATTTCGGCGATCTCATCTTCGGTGATGCTCTTCTTTTCCGTGATGAAATCTAATGCGGACTTTACTGCGACAGAAACAAAGGGGGCAAAATATGAGGCTTCCTTTTCTTCGACGGACTTTTCTTCGTCCTCCTCGCCTTCGCCCATTTCCGCTTTGGCAAGGTCAATGCTGGCCTTCTCGTGGCGGTCGAGCTCGTCGCCCACAGACTTCGTGAACTCGTCGATCGCTTTCTGGTGCTCCTCATCGTCCACGTC